ACCAATGAATATATCATCAAGGATTTCCCGCTGGCAGTTGGCGACAATAGGAGTCGTCTGTTGTATCGTAGGGACTCGTATATTGCTTTCAGTTGGTAGTCGCGAACCTTTACAGGAAGCCCCAGAGCCTTTACAAACCCCACTACCGATTGAGGAGTTATTAGGAGATTTTCCTCCTTTGGATTCCCAAACGTCTCAGATGGCTCCAGAGAGTATGAGTAACCCCGTTGCTCAGCCCAGTCTGTAACATAATCAATTAGTCCACAGTATATCTCACCTGTTGCTGGAGAGTATAGGTGGACTTTTCCATCCCACCCTTTATATCTCCTTGTCCTCTGCATATATTTTGCAGACTCTACTTCAAAGGAGAAAAATTCTGCAGCCTCCTTATGGATATGAGGTTCTGCTTTCACCTTTAAATAGACTTCGTTTTTCTTACTGATAAGGAGGTCCATAAAACCATGCCACAATTGATTCACGTAAACCTTTCGTTACTGGTTGGACTCGGTGCCAAGTATCAGCAGGAAAGAAAATGGCCTGCCCCCGATTCAATCTAAATGATTCATATCTTGGGTCAGTGCCTGGTTTATATATCTCCAAATCAAAGTCGCCACCTTCATAGTCCTCGTTTAAGAAGAGTGACATACTTATCTTTCTAACCATACCCTTGACAGGTTTTGGATGTTGATCTACATGCCATCCATAGTAACCACCTTCAGGATATAGACCATACTGTAATGGTTCAACTCCAGTGAGTTTAAAGTTCCATCCAGCAGTCTTGTTTATCTGTGCTACCATCCTCATCATCATGGTGTACAAGACAGGATCCTGTAACCATGTGACACTACTCTTTCTTTTATTCTTTGTCTTATCAAACAAAGTAGCATCCTTCCATTCTAAGGTAGGATTATTAATACACCCTTTAATGACGGACATAGAGTCCACATTAAAAGTAACTACCTTGTGAGTATAACCATAATTCATTAGAATCCTGCCTGGAATTTCTCCCAGTCAATAGCATTCTTTATTTGAAACCCTCTATTATTAATCTGCTTAAGAATACTTTCAATGTAATTAAGCATTGTGGTTAAGTAAGTAATCTTATATTCTAATTTACATACGTCATCATCTGCATTGATGAACATTTTAATTTCATCTGAAGTAGTTAACTTCAAATCAAATGGTTGAAATTTATACACTGACGACGGTGCTTTTCCCTTGTAATATATCCACTTCTCTTTTCTTAATTGATTTAACTCCAGCTCTTTTTCTCTCTTCATTAAGCTGAAAGTATTAAAATGCTCCATGTATCTCTGATGGAGTTGTGGAACCCGTGTGGATTCTTCTTCAAGTTTTGAGGAATCTATGTGAGAATCTTCTTCCCACATCTTCTGAATGTTCTCTATGTTCATAATATAAAGTCATGATTATCTTCGTGTCAATCTATTCTTATCCCTTACCTCATATAGAAGATACTTGAAGTTTGCAGTTGCAGTCAAGAAATCATTATCATCACCAGTTACATCGAAGTTAACTGTAGACAATGATGTAGGAAACATATTTTTAAAGACGACATCAAAGTTTGCAATGTTATTATTATTTAACACCTGTAGCGTACCATCAGAATACTTAGGATCTTGTGTTGGTGTCTTCTGATTTGCTCTGACAAATGCCTGTCTTTCACCGACATTATCTGGCACACCTAATGCTCTAATCCAGTTATGTATCTCCATATAGTTTCTGAGATCCTCATCAACAATGAAGTCCATTGAGAATTCACCATAAACTATATTCCCTTCCATTGGAATGGGTACCATACCTCTAGTTGGGATGTCAACATTACCCAAACTAATATCTGGTATTGCTGCTCTCTGACACAAGAAAGAAGTCTTTCTTGCTTTATCCAATATGAAAAGAAATCCTATTGGTGAAAGAAAGTTTTTATTAGTTAATTGATCCTGATACCAGTTTGCCATGTTACATGTTTATGTTTTCTAGCCACGACGTAGCAATGAATTTCTCTCCTTTAAGTGGTGGGTTACCCCTATGGACATGGGTAAACCCTGCTGGCCATATTAACACTTGTCCTCTCTTAGGTTTAAACCTCAGAGATTGATATAGAAATTCAGTTTCACCACCTTCTTCAACATCGTTTAGATACATCATGGTTGCCATGATTCTTCTGTTAGATGCTAGGTTACCGTTTTCAGTATGCCATGCATGGTATCCTTCTCTTGGAAGAGTCCTTTGCACATTTAGATATGCCTGTTGGTAACTATAATGTCTGAGGTGTTCATACTCTTTGGCATATTCCTCAAGACATTCACCGATAACGTTGTTATAGAATTGCATGTAAACATAACCACATGCATGATCCATCATAAAGTCTGAAGTAGCTAAGCAAGAATCTTTACGGGCATGTACCCCTTGAGCCTTCTTACCACTAGCACCCCATGTGCCAACTCGTTTAAAAGTAGCACCACACTTATCTTGATATCTCCAATATTCTATAAGATCATCAGTGTCATATTCAGTATCGTATATACCAATAAATTGGTTATACTCAATGTTGGTGATTGTCATAATATATCATCATGTGGTATTATTTATGTCTGCATCGAGAGGAGGTCCCATCGATTCATATTCAAGCATCATCGAGAGGAATTCAACCTTTTCTTTAAGTTCTTTATTTTCTTCCTCCAACTGGTCTATATGTTCTTGGTAAACAATAATCATACTTTCTAGTTCTTGGTTGCGTAGTTCGAGATCCCAATCCATAGGGAACCCTGCAATAGTATTGAGGTATTTATATCCACTTTGATAAAACCATCTCTACAGATTGGTCTGCGTTAACTTTTTGGTCAACTATCTCAAATCCTTCTTCCTGTGCAGAATGATGAATACACTCACAGGCATAGTTTTGTGCTACCTTATCTAAGAATCTTTCTACAGGTATGGGTTCATCCCATGTCTGTAAATCGGTTACTAATTCATAAGCCTCAGATGCTTCATTCCATCTGAATCCTATATCCTTCCCAATAGATATTTGCACATCTACTTCTTCATGTACATGGTTAGAAGGATTTTCTAATTTTTGATCTACATCAACTCCATACCCCATTAACATTAGGGTGTGTAGTAATGCTTTACGATTCTTTAACTTGGTTTTGATCGTGCTGAAGTGTGACATTTTTCTGTTTATAGTAGTCGGATGAGTAGATACGTCTTTCCAAATCACCTAGTTTCTTTTCTAAGTTCCTTGTTATAGACTCACAAGTGTCACCGACAGCACCCTCGACTTTTTCTTCGACTCTGCCGTCTTGATATATTTTAAACGTTGCTTTAATTTGCTGTGACATTACCCAATGTGTAACTTTTGTAACCCTGTTTTGTAATTATATATGCAGCATCGTCTGCTGCTTCAGGTGGTACTATTATAACATATCCTATACCCATATTGAAAGTCCTCTTCATATCTTCTTCAGGTACCTCACAATTAAGCATAATTTTCTGGAAAATTTCAGGTATTCTCCAGTTGTTATAGTTAACTTCAACCTTCAATCCTTTAGGTAAACACCTTGGTAAATTCTCAACCAATCCACCACCAGTAATATGTGCCATCCCTAATACAGGTACCTCATCTAACAACTCAGATACTAGAGATGTGTAGATTGTAGTGGGAGTAATTAACTCAGGAGTATCTTTCCAAAATATGTTATGTCTCCATAGAGCATCATTGATGAGAGTATAACCATTGCAATGAATTCCACTACTCTCTATACCAATAGCAACATCACCTTCTTTAATTAATCTACCATCTATAATTTCATTCTCTTCTACGATACCAGTACAGAATCCTGCAAGGTCATACTCACTTTGCCTATAATGCTCTGCTGTTTCTCCACCTATTAATTCTACACCTGCTATCTCACATCCCGTTATGATACCAGTCATTATCTCTTCTACCTTATCATCTACCTTCTTGGTAGAAATATAATCTAAGAAGTATAAAGGTTTAGCACCACAAGTAATTACATCGTTGACACACATGGCAACGAGATCAATTCCTATAGTGCTGTAATCATTAGCAACTCTTGCGATATTAATTTTAGTCCCTACACCATCGGCACCAGAAACTAATATAGGTTTCTCATACCCTGTAGGGAGTTTAAATGCACCACCAAAATTACCAATAGCAGGTGCTTTGACCTTTAGTCTTTCAACGAATGCATTACCTGCATCGATATCAACTGTATATTTCATGCGATTTTACAAGTATGTTCGGCAGTAGGATCCCAGCAACCTGGACAATCATACTCCTCTTCATAACTATGAAGCTTATGCTCTAGTGTATCATAATAAGTCTCATTTGGAAAGTTGTACTTGTAAAATGCACAAGCTCGTAACAAATGATCTACATCCTTTTCGTTAAATTGCATCTTCTATCTCACAGTTAGGGTTAAGGTCTTCTACCATGTTACCACCAATATCAGATCCTGCATCCATACCTATCATCGTAGCAGCACCAGCAAGTACCCAACCAACATAAGGAATAGAGGCAA